GCACAAAACACAATTACTGGCGCATGGACTAAGTTCACCGGCTGGAATGCGAACGTGTTGTTGCGTGCCTCAACAGGGCTTTATTATGCAGACAACACCAAGGTCTATAAAGCGTGGGTGTCTAATGTTGACGTGACCGCGCCCATACAAGCTGACTGTTTGACCGCTTTCGGTTACTTTGGCAATAAGGCATTCAACAAGTATTTCACAATGGTGCGCCCATACATTTTAACGAGCGGAAACCCGACTGCGTTATATGGACTGAATACAAACTATCTGGCACAAGACCCACAAGGCACGTTAAGTTTTGTCGCGCCTACTGGCATGGTGTGGAGTTCGATGACATGGGGTACGATGGTCTGGGGTGGTGGGCTTCGTTCGACGACTGGCTGGAATACTGTCGGGGCAGTGGCAAACTCTGCCGCACTAAGGCTTAAAGTGCAAAATAACGGGGCAGAAGTACGATTCACCAATGTCGATTATGTCTACCAGCCTGCCAACTCTGTTTTATAAGGCTAAATATGTACACTTTTCATGAAGCAAAAATAGCAAACAATTTGCCTGATTTTTGCCGATTGACGAGTGAGCATTACCAAGAAATGAAAGAACGATTAGAAAAAGATGGCATAAAAATTTCGCCATTTAATCCGCAACTAGACAGGTACATCAAATTTAATAATGATGGCTGGTTAAAGTTTTTTATTGTAAAACACGACGCTGAATGTGTCGGATATTGTTTGATTTATATTACCAATGATATGCATAACGGTGATAAAATAGCCAAAGAAGATGCGTTATTCGTTACCCGAAACCATCGGAATGGCATAGGAAAGAAATTAGTGCAGCATGTATTGGCTGAACTAAAAAAACTTGACGTTCAAAAAGCCTATTGTACAGCCGTGACTGACTTAAGAGTTAGCAAGTTATGGCAAAGAATGGGGTTTAAGAATATGGCAACCGAAATGGTTTATGAATTGAGGTAAATATGTGCAGCTCTAGCCCACCCCCCGCACCCGACTACGAATCAGCCGCTAAAGAAACCGCACGAGGCAACTTAGAAGCTACCCGCGCAGCAGTTCGAGCTAACCGCGCTAACCAGATAACACCGTGGGGAAGACTAACCTGGCGGCAAAACCCGACTGGCGGCAGAATAAATTACGACGCTTACAACAAAGCATTGCAATCGTATAATCAAAGTCGTTTTCCTTCGCAAACTGAAAATGATTGGCAAAATTTAAGCACAGAGGAAAGGGTTAGGCTTAGAAGGGGAGGCTCATTGGGCGCGGCAAGCCAACAAGGACAAGCTCAAGGACAGTTTCAAGGAATTGCGCCGAGGCTGGAAGACTTCATGGAATACGACCCAGATTCAGGATGGGAACAGACAACCGAACTTACACCCGAAGCACAGGCCGCGTTAGACCAGCAGTTAGCCTTGAACCGTAAATATGGCGAGGTAGCTAATTTAGGCTTTGATCGAGTTCGCTCGATATTTGAAAACCCGGAGCTTGATGTTGGTGCATTACCTAGACGTGCGATTGACGTAGGCCAGACCGCGCAAGAAGCGTTATTGGCCAGACTTAACCCGCAGCTACAGTCTCAAGAAGAAGCCACGCGGCAACGGTTAGCAAACACTGGCATTGGACTAGGATCCGATGCTTTCTCGCGTGAGATGGCAATACAAGGCCAGCAAGCTAACGACTTGAGGCTACAGGCTGCATTACAAGGCATAAACCTTGACCAGGCTAACCGCGCTGCTGCACTGCAAGAACAAGCCTACCTACAAGACCGACCGCTCAACCTGATTAACGCCCTACGCTCAGGAAACCAAGTACAAGCCCCGCAGTTCCAACAGTTTGCGCAACAGGCAACCACGCAGGGACCTGATTTGCTAGGTGCAACAAACGCACAGTACAACGCACAAATGAACGCATACAACGCTGACCAAGCCGCAGGCAGTGGGATGTTTGGTGGTTTGTTTAATATTGGGATGGGACTTGCTGGACTGCCTGGTGCTGGCGGTTCAATGATTCAAGGGGCTAGAGGGTTATTCCGATGAGAGACTTTGATTTAGAACAGCAGCTAATAGACGCACGACGCAGACGCTACGGCGAACAAGCCCAAGCGCAAGCCCCGCAAGGCAGGATGGTAGGGGGTAGATTTGTTGCGCCCCATGCGCTTGAGTATTTAGCCGCTGGACTGCGTGGCTTTGGTGGTATTCGCGGTCAACAAATGGCAGAAGATGAGCTAAAACAGCTACAAACTACACGACAGCAAGCTGTAGCCGATGCCTTACGCGGGTTTAATGAAAACATGCAGGACAGGCCAGCGGAAGTATTGCCGCCTGATGTTGCAGGGCCACCTCAACCCGCCCAACCGCAAAACATACCCGCAGCCTATCAAGCACTAATGCAAGCACCAGACCCTAGTTTGCGTCAAATGGGGATGCAGGGAATAACACGCATTCCAGAATTGCAAGCCCAAAGAGAAGAAAAACAGGCGCAAAGAGATTTTCAAAGACAGCAAGCTGAATTGCAAAACCAGCAATTTATTGAGCGATTGCAAATGCAACATCAAATGCGGCTGGAAGCAATGCGCGAACAAAATGCAAGCCGGGAACAAATGGCGCAAGCTCAAAGAGAATTTCAAGAGCAAATGGCTAATATTCGTTCAAGTATTGGGACTAGTTCACAGCCTTACTTTCAACCAGTTCAAACGGCTCAAGGGGTAATGGCGTTTAATGCTAGGACTGGTCGAGTAGAACCCGTAGTCGGGTCAAGTGGTCAGCCCATAATTGGCGCACAATATGACCCTGCTTTGCAAGGTTCTTTGGCTGGCTCTAAAACTGGCGCAACTACTGAGGCAAAACTTCGCACAGAAGCAAGATTAGACGCGCCAAAAGCTATTGCACAAGGCGAAGAAACAATACGTTTGGTTGATGATCTTTTGAAAGCGCCTGGCATGAAACAAGCCGTAGGCGCAAGCCGTATGTTAGGCATTCAAAAAATACCAGGGACTTCAGCAAAAGATTTTGATGTTAGGCTTGACCAACTCAAAGGGCAACAATTTTTGCAAGCGTTTGAATCACTCAAGGGTGGCGGCGCAATTACAGAAATTGAAGGGAAAAAAGCAACTGACGCAATTGCTAGGATGGATGCGGCAGGTAGTGAAGCTGAATTCACTAAAGCTGCAAGAGAATTTCAATCTGTTATTCGACAGGGCGTGGCAAGGGCAAAAAATGCTCAAGGCGTTCAAACTATACAGCCAGCCCAAACTACACCACCAAACGAATTATTTAATGCTGCTGATGCAATTTTAAACAGAGGCAAAAAATGAGCGCAGAAAAATACGCTCAGTGGATAGTCGAAAATCAGGACAAACAAGGTACGCCTGAATTTGAAACTGTTGCCGCTGCTTATAAAGCCGCAAGGAATCAAACGCCACAAGCTCCACAAACACCACAAGCAACCCAAGAACCTAGCCTATTACAAAGACTAGGCAAAGGTGTTGCTGATTATGCTCGACGTTCTGTAGCTGAAAAAGCAAACCTTGCGGCGGGGGCGGTTCGTGGTGCTGGCTCAATTGGCGCTACATTGCTGACCCCTTATGATTTGCTAGCGGGAAATACTCAATCTATTGGAAACCCTGAACGCAGACAAGCAATAGAAGAAGGTTTGCGATCAATGGGCGCAGACCCGGAATCAGCGGCTTTCCAAGTCGGAAAAATAGGCACTGAAATAGCGGGAACCGCTGGCGCTGGTAGTGCGCTTGCCAAAGGTCTTGGAATGATACCCGGTGTGGCTTCACGCGCTCCCGCTCTAATAAACGCATTAAGAACGTCAGGCATGACAACTGGTGCTGCCCCTGTTACTACTGGAGCAAAAGCCGCTGATTTAGCTTTGAGAGCAGGAGCGGCAGGAACAACTGGCGCACTGGCGGGGGGAATGATTAACCCGGAAGATGCGGGAACTTCGGCGGCGATTAGTGCAGCTATTCCACTGGCGGCTCCGGTTGCAAGACAAGGTGCAACGGCAGCTAGGAAAATTTTAGGCACAACGACTGGCGTAGGTGATGAGGCTTTGTCGCAAGCATTCCAAGCTGGAAAAGCTGGCGGGGCGCAAGCGCAGGCATTCCGTAACGCAATGCGACCAGTTGATGATGCCAATATGATGTCTGTACTTGATGACGCAATGGCTAATTTGGACGCGATGAGGAAAGCGCGAACTGCTGCATATAAGCAAAATATGGCTGGCGTTAAGGAATCGCAAGAAATCATTGACATGACGCCAATACAAAATGCTTTTAATAAAGCCGTTGAAAGTTATACTTTCAAAGGTCAAGCGCGAAACCCAAGAGTGGCTCAAGCACTGCAAAACGTATCAGATGAAATCAACGCATGGCAAGGATTAAACCCTGTTGAATACCACACGCCGGAAGGATTGGACGCATTAAAACAGAGAATTGGCTCAATTCGAGAATCATTGCCGTTTGAGGATAAATCAGCAAGGGCTGCTGTTGATAACATTTACGCAAGCATCAAAAAAGAAATAACGACAAAAGCGCCTATTTATTCAAAAACAATGCAGGATTACACGCAAGCGTCAGAAGTTCTTGAGGAAGTTACTAGATCGCTTTCGTTAAACGAAAAAGCTACGGCAGACACCGCTTTGCGGAAATTGCAGTCTGTTATGCGTAACAATGCAAACACTAATTATGGCGCAAGACTGGCCTCAGTTCGAGCATTAGAGGAAGCAGGCGGCAGGCCTATTTTGCCGCAATTGGCTGGGCAAGCATTAAGCGACTGGACGCCGAGAGGAATTCAAAGAGCTACAGCACCTACGGCTGGCGCAGGATTGGCATTGACCGGAAACATACCCGCTGCATTAGCTTTTGGGGCGATGTCTTCCCCAAGAATTGTGGGCGAGACAATGTATGGCGCAGGAAGATTAACCGGACTTGCTGACAATATGGTATCCCCTGAAGTTATTAGAGCATTAAGACAAGGCGCTTACAGAGCAGCACCAGTTTTAGGCGCACAGTAAAGGAAAGCAAGATGGCACGTAACGGTAGTGGAACCTATAACCTACTTACAAATAGCTGGAACCCGGCAACTAACGGTGTTTCTGCTACGGCTGTTGACTGGCAAAACCTAATCAATGACGTAGCCGCAGCACTTACTCAGTCTTTCTCTCTTTTT